CTTGACACATAAATTATGCAGAGATGTTATCTGAAAACCAAGTGCTTGATATTCCTGTATGTTGTTAGTTATAGAGGACGAAGACATAAGCTTTAGATAGTCATATATAATAACACAGTCATTAGTCTTACCATACTCATCTGTTTTAACTTCTTGTACAATCCATCTCTTAATTATATTTAATATCTGTTCAAAGGGTTTGCCAGCAACACTTACGTAGTTGTAGGGAACTGACTCCAATAAATCAGCAGCGTCCTTTACTTTTTGGTATTTGTCTTCATCATCTACAAACTGGCCCGTTGCAACCTCATTGATAGGCACACCGCTGATATTAGCTAGCAGTCTGTTTAGATGGTCTTCTTTTGACATTTCTGTGTCAAGTACAAGCACAGGAGTATCTAATCTGGAAATATTAAGGGCAACATTATCAGCGAATACTGACTTACCAACTTTGGGTCTTGCAGATACAAGATCAACGCATTTTCGTCTAAGACCACCCCCAATGGCTTTGTCATATCTAGAGAATCCCGTGGGTATACCAATGATATCGCACTTATTTTCTGATAAAAATTGTACATAATCCTCTACTCCTTCTCCGATTTTTTCTGGATTTTCACCGCCATCGTCTTCTCTTAGGAAGTCAGTTACTGGCTCTTCAAGAACTTGTATGATTTCATTTATACTTTCAGATCCAGTAACACTGTCTATATCTTTATGCACTTTAGCTGATAGCTTTTTAATCTTACGCGCAAACTCAAACTTCTTTAGCTGTATTGCAAAATTCCATATGTTATCTTTGTTAACTGGAAAATCAAATAGGGATCTTATATACTTTAATTCTTGTTTAGTATTGATAGTTTCGCTGCATTTTAATTGCTCTGCTGTAGACAGTAGAGATGCTATGTCTACAGTTTGGTCATTGTTCACTATATGCTCTACACAGTTGAACAATATCTTATTGTTGGCATTGTAAAAGCTATCGCTAGATATAATGTCTGATATAGCAACATATCCATCTATACCATGCTGCAATAATCCAGCAAGTACAGCTCTTTCAGAGCCTACATCCATCAATTTTTCTTGCATCAAGAATTACCTTCCAGTACAACTATCACACCTGTAATATTCACCATACACGATACTAGCATTTACCTTCGTCTTTTTACCACACACATTGCAAGTGACTTCCTTTTTTGCTGGTGGTTTTCTATTTCTAGGTGTTCTACTTACTTCTGGAGTAGTAACATCTTTTGCTTCGCTGCCAGTATCAACCCAAGTATTTTTCTTTGCACGTACCTGTTCTCTTCTGCCGTTTGTTGGCAATCCGCTATCATTTTTCTTGTGCATTGTGAAGTCTTCTACGTCTTTTATCCTGCTGGTTTCAGGTTTTTCTTTAGCAACTCCATCTACAGCTTCTGAAACTGGCTCTTCATGCTGCCATCTTGACTCAACTTCCGTACTCCCACCCAAGGCTTTTATTAAAGCTGCCTTTTGTTCGTCTGATAATGTCTGTACAAATTCATCCATACTCATGATCTTTTACCTTTCTCTAGTAATATATCTGCTTTTCTTTTTAATTCGTATATCTTTCCATCAAGTGCCTGTATCCTTGACTCAGCAATCTCACGATAATGATCTACTGTTGCTGCGTATTCATCGTTTACAATAATCAGTGGTCTTCGTTGTTCAAACTTAGTATATGTACTAAACTGATCATGATTTTTAGCTACCATTTTATCTAGCTTATCATTGCACCAATTCAGCGCAATCTTTTGCATATTTAATTCATCTTGTAGAAACGTAGAGTAGCCATACAATGAATAGGCCCAAGTAAAACATTCTTCCTGAGTAAGTGATTTAATTGTTTGCATATCAGCGTCAGCAGCTGTTTGCCATTCTTCATTGAAATTTTTATTAAATCTGGCATTGCTAGCATTTAAAAAGTCTTCAACCATAGCCTTCAAGTCAGCTAACTGCTCAATCGCCGTTTTCAATTTGATCTCTCCATTGCTCATCCGTATCAGAATACCTCAATACTATTATATCAATTTTATTCAATTCGCACCACTCTATTTTATCCTCATCTTTGGCTTTTGCAATAGCGAAGTCTGCTTTATTCTTATGAAAGAATGGGGTATATTCGTAATGCTGTTGACCATGCACCTCTACAGCCAGCATAATCTGTGGTATATAAAAGTCTAAATACAGCACACCTTTTCTATGTGATGGCGTACTTCCCGGTAATTTTACTTCTTCTAATATTCTATAACTATGGAAGATAGTCTTCAAGAGTTTTCTTGCGCGAACGTGGAACTTTGACCTCTTCCGTTTGTCGTTTGCGTCTACTGAATAGCTTGTTAAATTCCAAACGTACTCTCTCCCATTTATACCAATAACTTTCATTCAATAGTCCTATGATAAGTTTAGCTAGTATTACACCAGCAGCAATTTCTATAATATCAATTATACTCATTTTTTAACTTCCGTGCTGCCCCTAGTGTTTTTAGGCACATAGGGGCAGTTTTTGCATCCACTACCACAACAAACACCTCTGCTCAGTAAATACTCTTTGCTTAGAGGTTTAGTCAATGGTTCCTACTTCTCCACCAGCACGGGTAATAGCACCAGCGAACACTCTCAAATCTACATTCTCATTAACAGTTCTGGTAGAACCATCTGCATACACAGTATTCATAACGCCGGGGTGCATACTATATGCTTCACCATCATTAATAACATTAAATGGTACATTTCCAGCGCAGCTTTTACACTTGTCACCATTCTTGTCAACACCATGTAGTTTAAATGGCCCAAGACTATCAGCCCATCCAATACACTGGTTAGTATCACCTGTTGGAGACCTACCATTACTAGCCTTATAAACATCAGGTCTACTTGCGCACTCTACAATCATAAGAGTATTAGAAAATCCATCTCTAATATGTCCATCTCTAGTAACAGCATCTTTGACAAGACACCCTTTAGTATGTTCACCCTTTGTTGCATACGGATCAGGTGCAGGAAAGATCTCATCTTTCACACCAGTAAATACTTCATAGTCTGTATATCCAAGGTTATTAGGATTTAAACTTGGTGCAGCACTATCGTCATCTCTAGTAGGCCCATCAATATTAGCATAACCACCAGCAGGAGGAACCGCTGTTGGGCATCTAAATACAGAAGCATTCAACGAAATGGCCTGAGTATTCTCCCACCAGTTTTTATTGAAGTCATAACCAGTATTACCTTGTTCTAGATTAGATAGAACGAACGCCCTCCAACTATGCTCTGTACCAGTAGGGTTTCCAGTAGGAGACGATCCAGCAGAATCTACAGTCCATGCAGCAGCAGGAAAATATCTCTGTGCATCCATGTAGGTATGCATAGCAAGACCTTGCTGCTTTAAATTATTTGCACATGACATCCTTCGTGCAGCTTCTCTAGCTTGCTGTACAGCGGGTAGCAAAAGTCCAACAAGTACGCCAATAATGGCAATGACCACAAGTAGCTCGATAAGTGTAAAAGCTTTGCGCTTTTGACAACGGAAGAAATTGGTGAGTTTCTTAAACATTTTAATCTCTTTTTCAATAAAAGGTAGGATGATTATGACACAACATTGTGCCTTAAATATCCTATTATACCCTTTTGGTAAAATATAACAGTATTAGTATTATGTTAAAACAGTTCTTTGATCTTATCGTATATAAAACTAGCTATTTCTGTATTCTCATTTAGGAATTCTGCAAGGTTATTTGATCCTTGAAATTTAAAGAACCTTTCTATATCTTCCTGCTTGTCAGAAATATTATTTTCTTTAAGCATCTTTTGTATTACCGGATCTTCCAAGCTATCCACTGCACACTGAATGGTATACCAAGCTCCAGCAGATTTTATAAGTCTAAACTCACAAGCGATCTGTACAACTTCCTGAACTTCGTCTAATCCTATTCCATATCGTATCCAACTTTCTGCTGTACTGTTAGGTGTACCGCCAGCGCAAGAAGTTTTAATATTCCAATTTGCAATCTGACCAACATGAGGCCCAGTATCTTTTGGCACTTGCCATCTTCCACGGTGTGTGATCACCATGTTTGTGCCAGCTTGATATTGTAACATGTTTCCACAGTCTGCCATTTTAGATGGTGCGTATGGAGAACCGCCAGTGTTGGCGATGTTATGAGTTATACAAACCAGAATGGTTTTGTTCTTCATAAGTGTGCCGCTAATTCTTT